AGGAGTGGGTCGTACCGCTAGTGGCATTTCTATGCTTATGTCTGCAGCTAATGGCTCTATTCGGTCTGTAGTAAAGAACGTAGACGATTATCTCCTAGCACCTATGGGTCGTGCATTCTTCGCATTTAACATGCAGTTTGACTTTGATGAAGACATCAAGGGTGACCTAGAGGTTATGGCTAACGGTACTGAAAGCTTGATGGCTAACGAGGTACGCTCCCAGCGCCTAATGCAGTTCTTGGGTGTCGTACAGAATCCAGCACTAGCACCGTTTGCTAAGATGGATTACATCATTCGTGAGATTGCTAAGAGCATGGACCTTGATCCTAACAAAGTGACTAACTCTATGCAGGATGCAGCTATCCAAGCTGAGATTCTTAAAGGGTTCCAACAACCAGCACCACCCCCTGAAGCTGCAGGTATGGGTCCACCCCCACCAGAAGGTGCAGGACCAGTTCCAGCAGGAGCTAACCCAGCAGACCAGACAGGCGCAGGTGGCGGTACTATCGGTACAGGCGTAGCTCCAGCACCAGGCGAGGAGGGCTTCAGCGGTAATGTCGCTTAAGACTTTCGTAAATAATAAAGCTGAGTGGGATGCATTCTGTGAAGAACTAGATGTTGAGATTGCAGACTTACATAAACGGCTAGAGCAATCGGAACACGTAATAGAGATACACCAAACGCAAGGTGGTATACGTGCATTACGTAGACTAAAATACTTGAGGGATAAGATTAATGGCGTTAAATGAAGACGAACAAACAGAAGCAGTATTCAAGTCTGTACGAAATGAAGTAGACCCTGTGTCAGGCAATGAAGTACCACCTGGTTCTCTACCAGAAGAAGTACGTGATGATATTCCTGCAATGTTAAGTGAGGGTGAGTATGTTGTCCCTGCTGATGTTCTACGTTATTATGGGGTCAAGTTCTTTGAAGACCTACGTGCAATGGCTAAGATGGGCTTGGCTGAGATGGATGCTAATGGGCGTATTGGTGGTGAGCCTATCGAAGCAGAAGAAGATGACCTTCCTTTCACTGATGAAGAGCTTATGGTCGAAGAAGATGGTATGCCCTCCGAAGAAGAAATGAGTGCAGCCTTTGGTGGACTTGTAGGTTACGCTGATGGTGGTGCACAGCTTGACATGTTTGGTAATGACATGTTCCAGCAAGACCCTGATGACCCTACACAAGTTATCATGGGTTCTCAAGCTGGTAGTGGCGGCTATGAGCTTATTACTTATTATGGCCCTGCAGGTCAAGAAGTAAACATTCCATTCTTTAATGGTACACCTCTAGGTGTTATTCCTCCAGGCTATACACAAAATAAACCACAAGAAACATCAGTACAAGCTGAACGAGATGATAATGATTCTACGCCTTCTACTGAAGAAGAAGCAACACCACGTAGAACACCAGAAGAAATGACTAATACTGATCTACGTTTCAACAAAGCTCTTATGTTAGGTGCAAGCTTCTTAGTGCCAGGTGCAAGCAGACCTATGGCTAAACAAATAGCTACACTTAATGAAGAAATAGATAAGCGTAAAGAAGCAGGTCTATACGATAGGAAGTATGACGATTTGTTTGATAGAGATATTCAAGGTATGTTTGAATCCGACTTTGGTAGCAAAGAGAAGTTTAAACAAGCTCTTGATTATGTAGCACCTAAAGGTATGTCGTGGAACGAAGAATCACAGTCTTATAAACGAGATGATGATGATGGCGGTCCAGGTGCGATCTTAGGTGGTACTAAAGTAGAAACAACTGATGAAGGTGTTGATGTATACACACCAGGAGAAGATACAATTAGACCTAAACTTCGCCCTGATGATGTAGGACCATCAAGCACTCCACAAGAAGAGAGTAAAGGTTTCTATGAATCTATAACAGGTACAAAGTTTGAAGATACAGCAATAGGTAAAGCTTTAGGCTTAGGTGACGACGAAAAAGACGAAGTATAATCCAATATAACTATAAGGCTACCCAGTTATAACTTGACTGGCCCCAACATAAGGAGTAAACAATGGCTGAAGTAGAACAAGTAGAGGTGCACTCCCCAGCGCACATGCGTAATGCAGCACGTATCAATAAAGATGAAGAAGAGCTACGTGAGCTTATGAAAAAAGCGGGTGTAGTACAGGACGATGAAACGCAGGAAGAAACCACCGATAGTGAATCCGATAGCGAAGGAGTTGAGGACACCTCAGTTCAGGATGAGAGTGTACCTGAACAAAAAGAGAAAAAGCCTGTTAAAACCAAAGCACAAGAAGAAGATACTACAGAGCTAAGCGCTGAAGAGAAAACATTCAAGCAACGCTATGGTGATCTTCGTCGGCATATGCAAGAGAAAGAAAAAGAAGTAGCTGCTAAACTAGAAAAGCTAGAAAAGCAACTAGACTTAGCTACTAAGAATGAACTTGTACTACCTAAGTCAAATGACGAGATTGAAGCTTGGGCTAAGAAGTACCCTGACGTAGCTGGTATAGTTGAAGCTATTGCTACAAAGAAAGCTGACGAGAAAGCTGCCTCACTGGATACTCGACTTAAAGAGATTGAAGAGTTACGCATCACAGCTAAGCGTGAGAAAGCCGAAGCTGAACTAGCTGCACTACATCCTGACTTTGGTGACATTCGTGCAGATGATGTATTCCATGAATGGGCTAAAGATCAACCTAAGTGGGTACAAGATGCTCTGTACGAGAATGTAGATGACGCTAAGTCTGTAGCTCGTGTGATTGACTTATATAAAGTTGACAAGGGTATCACAGGAAAGAATACATCAAGTAATGACAAGGGTGCTGCGTCTTCAGTGAGAACTAAACGCAACACTACTCCTGAACATGATGAAGCATCCAAGTATCTTAGTGAGTCACAAGTAGCTAAGATGTCTATTAGAGAATACGAGAAGCGCATGGACGAGATCATGGAAGCCCAGCGCTCTGGTAAGTTTATTTATGATATGTCAAAGAAATAACTTGACAAAGTTAAAGTCATAAGTAAAACTATAGCATATACACAAAATAAGTGTGTATGCTTTTTAAGCACTAGCCACAACAAAGAACTACCTCTAAGTATAGGCCCAGCGCAGACAGGGCGGCCACCCTTGATGCATAGCTGACCACCCTATTATGACGAGCCTCTTTCAGTGGGTATGTAGTGTTACTTTAACGCCATATCTATGAAAGGAAACTAACTATGGCTATTACTTCCGCATCTGGGGGTTTTGACGGTAACTGGTCTCCAGTAATCTACTCCAAACAGGCACAGATTGCTCTACGTAAATCTGCTGTCACAAACGCAATTACAAACAACTCTTACTTCGGTGAGATCGCTAACCAAGGCGATGTTGTTCGTATTCAAAAAGAACCAGACGTAACTGTAAACGCTCTTGAGCGTCACACAGCTATTTCTGTTGAGAAGCTTAATGATGAAGACTTCTCATTGACAATTGACCAAGCAAACTACTTCGCATTCAAAATGGATGACATCGAAGATCAGTTCGCAAACGTTGATTATGTATCACTAGCTGCTGACCGTGCTGCATATAAAATGGCAGACGCAATGGACACAGACGTGATGCAGTACTTGTCAGGCCACACATCAGCAGGTGAGTATTCAACTGCAACATCTGGTGATGCACAGCATGACACAGCAGGTAACCTAACAGGCGAGTTCCTAACTGCTAACCACCTATCAGCAACCAGCTTTGGTTCACTAGGTAGTGCAGACTCTGCTTCTACAGCATATGCTGCAGGTGACTCAATCCCACTAGCACCACGTCTACCAGGTGCAACTGCATTGTCTGATGCTACAGTATCTCCTCTAACAGTCGTTGCTCGTATGGCACGTACTATGGATGTTGCTAATGTTGACGCACGTGGACGGTGGATTGTAGTCGATCCAGTATTCATGGAAATGCTAAAAGACGAAGATTCACGTCTATTGAATGCAGATTTCGGTGGCTCTGGCCTAATGAATGGTCTTGTTATGAACAACCTACACGGCTTCCGTGTTTATGTTTCTAACAACCTACCATCAAAAGGTGATGGCGCAGGAACATCAGGTGCACTTGCACAGAATGATGACTACGGTGTTATCGTTGCAGGTCAGGAAGAAGCAGTAGCTTCAGCGGAGCAAATCAACAAAGTTGAGAACTACCGTGACCCTGATTCATTCGCAGACATCGTGCGTGGTATGCACCTATACGGTCGTAAGATTCTACGTCCAGAGGCACTTGTCACAGCACGTTACAACGCTGCTTAATATCATAAACTTAGGGGCTGGTCAAGTACTGGCCCCTTTGTGTTATTATAAAGGATTCAAACATGGCTATCACAACAGCAATGTGCAACAGCTTTAAGACAGAGTTGCTAAATCGTTTACATGATTTAGACGGTGATACTTTAAAACTAGCTCTTATTAAGGCTTCTCCATCAGGCACATACAATGAAGACACAACAAACTATTCAGATGTAACAGGTAATAGTGATGAAGCTTCAGGCACAGGCTATACAGCTACAGGTGCAACATTAAGTGGTGCAAGTATATCTTTATCAGGGGATACTGCTATTGTTGACTTTACTGATGTACAATTTAATTCTGCTACTGTTTCAGCAGATGGATGTATTATTTATAATACTACTACAGGTAGAACAGGTTTAACAGCAGGTGCTGCTATTGCCGTAATTGATTTTGGTGGAACTAAAACATCTACAAACGGTGACTTTACTGTAGAGTTTCCTCCTTCTGGTGGTGGTTCTCCAGATAGTAGTAACGCAATTATTCGCATAGCTTAATAAAGGCTTACCTTAATGGCTTTTGTAGTAAAAGACAGAGTAAAAGAAACTACAACTACAACTGGTACAAGTGACCTTGTTCTTAGTGGTAGTGTAAGTGGATTCCAATCATTCTCTAATGCTTTAGCAGATGGTGACACTACATACTATGCTCTGTTTGAAGTTAGCACTAACGAGTGGGAAGTAGGCGTAGGTACGTGGACAGAGAGTACAACTACTCTTGCTCGTACTACTGTACTTGCTTCTTCTAACTCAGGTAGTAAGGTTAGTCTTACTGCACAAGCCGAAGTCTTTATTACACAACCTGCGGGTAAGGCTGCTTTCTTTGATCCATCAGGTGACTTAACACTGGTGCAAGACCCCTCGTCTAATTTACAAGCTGCGACAAAGCAGTACGTAGATACGATTGCTGCAGCAGGTCTGCACTACCATGATCCTGTACGTGTTGAGCAAGAGGGCAACCTAAGTGCTACATACAGCAATGGAACTGCAGGTGTAGGAGCTACATTAACTAACAATAGTACACAGGCAGCACTGACAATTGACGGTGTTGCTTTGTCACTTA